AATAGGGAGTCTAAGCATCAATTTTTCCGTCAAGAGCATCTGCAACCATTCTGTTAAAGCCGTCACGGTGTTTTGTATTGGTCGCTGAAATTCCTTCATCTGTATAGATACCGACAAACTCCCAGTCGCTCCTTTCTTTAATATACTTGGTATAATAATCTACCTGTGCATCGTATGATGTTTTCTGTTCGTCAGAATCGGTTGATACTCTTGCATAAGCCGCTACTCTGCGTTTTTCAACTTTCTCCAAAGGTGCAAACGTCAAAGGGTTACGTTTGGGAGGTATTTTCGTTACTGTTTTCATTTATTCCATCTCCTTGTCTTTGTAGTATCCGCAGCTTTTGCTTTCATTTCAGAAGTCCAGCTTTCAGAACGTGAGCGGTCTTTCCAGATATATTGTTCCTGTCGTCCGTCATGAAACAGAAAAATCAGTTCATTCGGTGCAGGTACAAGTATCTGTTTAATATTGTCATTAAAGTTTTCAACATCGAATTTCAACAGTTTCAACACATCGCAACAGGCGAAAATTAATGTCGATTCAGGTATCTGTTTTGCAGTAGAACAATATTTCTTACCTTTTGTGTTGTATGTAGAACATATCCAAACTACACCTGTTGGCGTTGTTTTTCTGCGGTAGCTTCTTCCACAGTTGCAGCAATGAATGATGCCACTGAAAGGGTAAAGGTTTGTTGTCGGATTGGGAGCAGTAAACTGTTTACTTCGTTTTTTCAACATCATTTCCACAGTTTCAAACGCTCTGATGTTGATAATTGCAGGGTGTGAGTTCTGCACATAATATTGCTCCAGAACATTATTGTTTACAAGTTTTTTCTTCGTGATATGGTTCGCATTGTAGAATTTCTGAAGCAGCATATTGCCTGTATACTTTTCGTTTGTCAGAATTCGCAGGACAGCATTTTTATTCCACTCACATCCGTTAATTGTTTTATAGCCTTTTTCATTCAGGTGATTGGCAATCAGAAGCGGTCCTTTTCCGCTGAGTGCTTCGTCAAAAATAAAGCGGACAATTTCAGCTTCTTCGGGTACTATTTCAAGACCTCCGTCCTTTGTTCTGCGGTATCCGAGCATTTGCAGTGAACTTACAATTCCTTCCTGAAACTGCTTGCGGATTCTCCATTTCTGATTTTCACTTGCAGAGTAACTTTCTTCCTGTGCGTAGGAAGCTAATATTGTCAGCATAAGCTCTCCGTCTGATGAAATACTGTGAATACCCTGTTCTTCAAAATATACATCCACATTCAGCAGTTTCAGTTCTCGTACTGTTTCAAGAAGTGTGACCGTATTTCTCGCAAAACGGCTGATAGATTTTGTCAGAATCAAATCTATTTTTCCCTCTCTGCAGTCTGTCAGCATTCGCTGAAATTCATTACGGGTTTCCTTTGTTCCTGTAAGAGCCTCATCAGAATAAATACCGATAAGCTGCCATTCAGGATTACTCTGAATCAGCTCTGTATAATATCCAACCTGTGCTGAAAGTGAATGAAGCATTGCATCCTTGCCGCTTGAAACTCTTGCATAAGCCGCTACTCTCAGCAGTCTGGGGCATGATTGTTTGGAATGTTCAATTTTTTGTATCAATCTTGGCATGATACCATCCTCCTTCCGATACCATATTACAATAGAAATCAGATATTATCAACGAATATACCTGACAAAGATATGCCGTATTTTTCAGCAATTCTTGTGTTCATTACCTGGTACTCTTTCTTGTTGATAATCCCTGTTTTCAGCCATTTTTTCAGAATGTCAGACATTATCTGATACATCATTATGTTGTGCTGCATTAAGCCACCTTGCCTTTCCTGAACACTGATTTGAACAGTAGGTCTGTTTCTTGCTTGGATATGAAATAAATGTAAGATTGCAAATCGGGCACACTTTGCTGATCGTAGTTTTTGAAACATCACTGTTGTCACGCCACCACTTCATCCGGCATTTATCACTGCAGAAACGTCTTTCACGTTTTACCGTTCCTGTTAATTCCGCACCACAGCAGTTGCATTTCGGATGAAGGTCTTTTCTTGCAAAGTAAGATTTTACAGTGCCTACTGATACATTTAATTTTTCGCTGATTTCCTTGAAAGAATAACCTTCGTTTTTGAGTTTTTCTACCTGTACTTTCTGTTTTAAGTTCATAAGCGTTTCCTTTCCGGGAGTATTTTGTTCCCTATAAAAATAAATGGATGGAAAATATCTCTCTAAGAGTAAAGTCTAAAAAATATAGCTGAATTCGTACCCCTTGCGGAAAAATATTTTTTGTGATTTATTTCTCTACTTATAAAGGCAAAGAAAAAGTGCCAAAATCGAACCCCTTGAAAAAAATTTCTGACTGTGATATAATAGTAATAACGAAAATCACAGGAGGTATTTTAAATGAAAGTAACAGTAATCGGAGGAAAGATTCCGCAGGAAGAAATTGATGCATACATCGAACACAGCAAACAGAAATATCCCGACAAGGTGATTAAGGAACTGACCATTCAGGTGGACGGAGAGTTTGTCGATCTGAAATGTGAGTTTGAGAATATCCCGTTTGAAAGAATCAGAAGAATCACAGGATATCTTGTAGGTACAATTGACCGTTTTAACGACGGCAAACGTGCAGAGGTTGAGGATAGAGTAAAGCATAGTGTGTAAAGATGTGGATTATATTTGCAATACTATCAGCAGTATTTGCTGCTTTAACGTCAATTCTTGCAAAGATTGGAATTGAAAATGTTAATTCCAATCTGGCAACTGCGATCAGAACTGTTGTTGTAGTCGGTATGTCGTGGTTAATGGTATTTATTACACATTCGCAAAATGGAATAACTGCTATCAGTAAAAAGAGTTGGCTGTTTTTGATTTTATCCGGTTTTGCAACGGGAGCATCATGGCTTTGTTATTACAAGGCACTCCAAACAGGAGAGGCTTCCAAAGTAGTTCCGATTGACAAGTTGAGTGTTGTGATTACATTGATTTTGGCATTTATTTTTTTACATGAACAATTTACAGTGAAATCAGTTATAGGATGCATTTTAATTACTGCCGGAACATTATTGATGGTTTTATAAAACAAAAAGGACTGTCCGAGAGATTTACAAATCATCTCCCGAACAGCCCATTATTCATGCCCTGTTCAGTTTTCCGGAGTATTTCTTTCCATCAACAGTAACCGTGGCGTAAACGCTGTCATCCGGCACAGGTGCAGGTATAGGAGTACCACCGAAGCCATTCAGCCCCTTTGCCTTAATCCGTTCAGGATAATCGACATAACATTTGTCAAGGTCAACATCACCGCTGATACCGTCAACTTTTCCCTTGCAGGAGTGCTGCCAGATACCGTAAGCACCACTGTAATTGGTGCTGTCACACCAATGGGCAAGCCAAATCGTATACTTTTCTTTGATGTCATTTTCCGTATGTGTTACAAGAGAAGAAGCAGAGCCGTAAAGTCCGACAAAATATCCCGCAGCCTCAACACGTTCAAGAAAGGTTCGGATAATGGCAGAGAGCTTTTCTTTACCGAGAGCGAACTGCTTGCTCTCTTCCACATCGTAGAACACAGGATATTCAAACTGTTTACCCTTAATTGTGGAAATAAATACATCTGCCTACTGAATTGCTTTCTCAATGCTCATTGCGTAGGAGTACCAGTAAGCTCCCACAGGAATACCATGAGCCTTTGCGTTAGAATAGTACTCTTCAAATCGACTGTCAACTTGATTTGTTTCTTTTCCGTAGCCTGCACGAAGAATAACAAAATCCGCTTTGACCTTTGTCCAGTCAATACTTCCATTATGACAGCTGAGGTCAATGCCGTTTGACAGCGGTTTATCTGTCTTTGAAATATCAAAATACTTGTAAAAATCATCAGTAACCGTATTGTTATTTACGGTTTCATCACCAAGCCAACGATAGCCTGTACGCACATCAACGTGAGTGTAGATGTATTCGGAGGTAATGTTAGCAATACCTCCGAAACCTAAATCCTGTGCAGTACAGCAGACGACTTTACTGCTGATAGGTTTTCCGTCCTGTCCGTAGCAGCAGATATCTGCGGCAGTTCCTTTGGTATGCTGTCCTGTTCCGCTT